TAACTGCTGCAGACACAATTGACGTTAAGTTGATTGCTGCTTCTGCAGACGTTTCAACAGGTAAATTGAGAGTTTATGCTTGCGCTATCGACTGTAATGGTTGGGGTGAAGATACTGTACAGGTTGATCGTGATCAGCTTGCGTAGTTGAAGATATGGTGAGAGGGGCAATAGCTCCTCTCACTACTTCCATAGAAAAGAGTATAAATGGCAAATTCATTTCTAACATATACAAATGACGTACTTGCTAAATTGAATGAAGTACAACTTACTTAATCGGATTTTAGTACCGCTCGTGGTATTCAGATACAGGCAAAAGGTGCGGTTAATCAAGCTATTCGTTATATTAATCAACGAGAGTTTAATTGGCCGTTTAATGCTGCAGAGGCAAATAAAACACTTACCGCAGGAGTAGTCAAGTATGCTTTGCCTTCAAATACAAAACACGTAGATTACGCTACTTTTAGAATACGTAAAAGCGAAACTTTTGGAAATGCTGCTCGCCATCTTGCACACTTAGACTATAAAGAATATTTAGATTTTCATGTAAAACAAGAAGACGATACAGTAACAACTACGTTAAGTAGTGGTATTGATGATGATGATACAACTATTCCGGTAGTAAGTGCTTCATCTTTTGATTCTACAGGAACTATTATCATTAACTCCGAAAATATTACTTACACAGGTACAACTTCTACAACATTTACAGGAGCTACTAGAGGGGCAGAAAGTACAACTGCAGCTAGTCATTTAAGTGGGGATACGGTAGCTCAGATTGATGCGGGAGGAATACCCACACATGTATTTAGACATCCTGATAATACGTATGGTTTGTGGCCTTTTCCTAATAAAGCCTATACTTTAAGTTTTGATTATTTTACCTTTCCTAGTGTAGATTTATCTGCACATGGAGATACTACAAGTATTCCCGACAGGTTTGGTCACATAATTGTAGAAGGAGCAACCTCCTACGTTTATTTGTATCGGAGTGAAGTTCCTTTATACGAACGTACTTTTGCTCTTTTTAATGAGGGTATAAAGCACATGCAAACCTTGCTAATTAATCGCCTTGATTATGTTCGATCTACATATGTTTCCAGAGCAGTTCATACAAATTCAGCATCTTTTTAATATAGGAGAGAATAAATGACGCAGATTCCACAAGGAAATAATATGTTCTGGGCTGTACAGTCTGCTATAACTGTTGCATCGACTGCCGCCGGAACAAATGTTTCTAACTATAACTTAGCAACCATGCATCTAGATGGTGAAATCTATGTAAACTTTGGAGCCTCTAGCACTGCTGCTATTAGTACTGCTAATGATATTAAGTTAGCTGCAGGTTTACATTCACTTACTGTACCTAAACAAGCAGGAAATGCTCAATACTTAAATTATCAACGGGTAGGCGGTACGGATGTGACGATGCGGCTAGTACTGTCGTAGGAGCATAAACTTATGTCAATATTAAACGGTCTTATAGATGAGAATGTCGATAGGCATACTACCGACATGTTAACTTTAACCGCTACCGCTTCAATTACTTCGGCTGCTCATGCTGGTAGAACCCTTCTTATGGGTGAAGTTGGAGGTGATGCGGCAGCTACTTTTACTCTACCTGCTGCTACGGGTACGGGCAGTATATTTAAATTTGTTGTTTCTGTTATAAATACTTCTAACTATTTAGTTAAAGTAGCAGACGCAACAGACACCATCGACGGTCAGATTATGATTACCGATGCAGATGGTACAGCAGCTACTTCGTTTGTAACTGCGGCTGCATCAGATACCATTACGTTAAATGGTACGACTACTGGTGGGGGTGCGATAGGTGATTATGTTGAACTTATTGATATAGCATCTAATCAATATGCAGTAAGCGGTATGGTGACCTGTGCCGCTGGTTCTAATATCGCCACGATGTTTAGTGCTACTGTATCATAACTTAGCTAAAGAAAGGAATATATAAAATGGCTAGTTTTCAAATGACACAAGGAGTATCTCGTGTCCCTGAAGATGTTTTTGTTGAAGATGGCATGACGGTAACTTCAGGTGGTTTAACGGTTACTGCAGGCGGGGTTACCGTCACTGCAGGTACTACCACGTTAGGCGGATCACTTATACGAGATATGGTTACTCTTGTTGCAACAGGAGCAATTACTAATGCTAATCATGCAGGACGTATTCTGTTGATGGGAGAAGTTGGAGGTAACGCTGCTGCAACTTTTACACTACCGGCAGCTACTGGTAGTGGTGCAGAATTTAAGTTTATTGTATCTGTTGTAAATACTTCTAACTATGTAATTCAGGTTACTGGTAATGATACGATTGATGGCTCGGTAGTTGTTACGAATGATACCGCTGCTGGCGGAACGGCCTCTCTTATCTCTTGGCCTACCGTTGCTGCTACAGATACTATTACTCTTAATGGTACTACGCAGGGTGGTGTACAAATTGGGGATTATCTCCTATTAACGGATATTGCTACTAACCAGTACACGGTTAGTGGTTTGCTTAATGCTTCTGGTACAGAGGCTACGCCGTTTAGTGCTAGTGTTTCCTAGTAACTAAGTATGCATAAATACTTGCTCATCTGTGCTTTAACCAATAGGTGAGCAAGTATTTTATGCTTTTAATAAAAAGGGCTAGTATATGGCTGTAAGAATTGTAAATGCTGCTTCAGCTTTGGCTAATACTAGCTTAACATCTGTATATACTTGCCCTGCAAATTTTTCATCTCATATAAAAGAGATATGGGTTACTAATATTGACGGCACAAGTGCTGCAGATATAACACTTAAATGGACAGATACTTCTGCTAGTGCTACTTTTGATTTAATTAGTACCGCTAGTGTAGCAGCGGATGATTATCTTCGTATAAATGATGCTAACATATTCTTAGAATCAGGAGATATATTTAAAGCACAAGCTTCTGCAGCAAACGATTTAACTGTTTCTATCTTTATAGAAGAACAACGTAGACCAGCAGGGTAATAATAATACATGCCAGATACTTCAGCAATATCTCCTGTAACAGTTTCTTTGGGTGGTGGTTTAATTCTTGATAAAGATGATTTTTCCATGCAACCGGGCGCGGCAACAGAGTTACAAAATTTTGAACCAAGTCTTCAGGGTGGATATAGAAGGCTTAGTGGATCTGTCAAATTTGATGACGACCAAGTAGACGGTAGTAATACTATACTTGGCGTCAAAGTTTTTAAGACTGGTGTTTTGGCGGCTGCAGGAAATGTGTTAAAATTTAGTACCGGCACAGGGTGGGGTTCTTCTATAGCCACGCGAACTTCTGCTGGTCGTTATAAGTTCGATGATTTTAACTTTACTAATGTAGTTAAACTTCTTATAGTGGATAGTGTTAATAACGCAGCTACTTATGATGGAACAACATATACTCTTTTAAATGCTACGGGTGCTCCTCCTGATCCTGACTCTGTAGCTGTGTTTAGAGATCACGTATTTTTTGCAGGTATGTCCGCCAATCCTCAAGAAATGGTATTCTCTGCTCCTTTTAATGAAGCAGATTATTCTGCAGCTAATGGTGCTGGATCAATTAAAGTAGATAGTCCTATTGTAGCATTAAAAGTTTTTCGTGAAGAGATGTATATTTTTGGTAGATATAAAATTTATAAATTGCAGGGATCAAGTATAGCAGATTTTCAAGTAGTGCCTGTAACTCGTACACTGGGTTGTACAGATGGGTTTTCAGTTCAGGAAATTGGTGGTGATTTATTATTCTTATCGCCAGATGGATTAAGAACTATTGCTGCTACAACTAGAATTGGTGACGTAGAATTAGGTACTATAACTAAACCTATCCAACAGCGAATTGAGGATATAGGATTTGATAATGTTACTTCTATGGTTGTGCAGAAGAAAAGTCAGTATAGATTATTTTATCCTATAGCAGGGGCTTCAGCAGAAGATAGTAGAGGTATTTTAGCTACACTTACACGTACTTCTCAAGGCTTGGGTTATGAATTTGCTGATATTAAAGGACTAAGCCCCTCCGCTACTGATTCTGGATTTATTGGTAATGTAGAATATGTTCTTGAAGGTGGCTTTGATGGCTTTGTTAGACAGCAAGAAAGTGGAGACACATTTGATGGAGACAATGTTGTAGCAGTTTATAGATCACCTGATTTATCTTTTGGAGATACAGGTATTCGTAAGTTAATGCAACGAGTAATTTTAAATTATGAAGTTGAAGGAACAATCGATGCTGAATTAAGAATACGATATGATTCTGATTCTAAAGATGTTCCACAACCTATATTTTATCCTCTTGCGACTCCCGGTGGTATAGCACTTTATGGTAGCTCATCTTCTACATATGGTAATGCTGTATATGATTCAAGTGGAGCACCTATTTTTAAACAGGCAA